TCCTGTTGCCATTGTTATACTCCTAAGTGATCTTCGGTAAGTATTAAGAAGTTCATCTGCCTGTCTTCACAATACTCACGCGCTGCAGACCACTTAGATTGGTTTTTAGCGTATGTCAGAGCAGCATTACGATAAGCGGCAGTTCGTTTATTTTTGTCATTCGGGGGTTGTGTTTGTTTTTTGGGTTTAATCTCAATAATATATTTGGTGATAGCACCAGTCTTTTCACGAACTTTGATATAAAAATCTGGAAAGTATCTCCTCACTCTACCATCGGGAGCACGATAGGGAATGATTACCTCTTCGCTCCCCCACTCTATTATCGAGGGGTTGTTATCACAGAACACCATGAACTTTCGTTCCCATAATGATCTATAGATAACACGAGTTGGATTGCCACGATACTTGCCAGGATTGATGGGTTTATACAATCCAGAGTATGCCATAAATATAGTTGGACCAACATAGGTATTTAGTGTGTCTATAAACAACTTTTTGGCAACTATGTCAGCTCAGGGCGGAATGTCCTATAGCAATAACTTCGTTGTAAAGTTTACGAATAATAGTGGTGAAAATTTATTTGAATTTTTATGTGATGAGGCACAACTTCCAAATGTTCAGGCAGCTTCTGGAACATTGAAGGGTAGATACATGGGGGAAGGGCAAGTAAACTATGCTCACACTAGAATATTCTCTGAATTTCAGCTTGGTTTCATGTGTGATGCTAATTTAGAACCTTTGAGATTTTTGAATAGTTGGTTTGGACAGATCTTTAATGAGGTGCCATATGAAGTAGGTCCAAATAGATCATTGGAAAAACACCAGTCTCAAGATGATTTAAGACCATATAATAGAACTAATGCTTTAGCATATCCAGAACAATATTGCAATAATATAATTGTTACAAAAACAGAATCTGGTCCAAAATCTACAACACAAAGAGCACCAGTTTCTTATTACTTAGAGAGAGCATGGCCATATGCTATTGATGCTGTTCCTCTTCAGTTTGGTGCTTCTCAAATAACTAAAGTTTCGGCACAATTTTATTATACAAGACATCAAATTGAATTTTCTGATAACAGGACAACCAAAAATGATGTCAGTGTTATGGATAATGAATTTTATCCAAATGAAAATGGTATTGGTGGATATAGATCTGTAGTTACTGGTAGCGCACAAACTCAGGCTGGTATTGAAGCAGCACAACAGTTTACTGGTCAGCAACAACTAAATCAAACAAATGCTGGTATAGCGTAGCAAAATCGACTTTTCAGTTCCATAAAACTGGGAAAAATTTTTCCGCTAATTTTTGAGTCTAAAAGTCGCGCTAAATATACATATGATCTGATTTAGACATTATGGCATTGCCCGTTTTAGACTTGCCAACTTATGAGTTGGAAGTTCCATCAAGTAAGAAAAAAATCAAATATCGCCCATTTTTGGTAAAGGAAGAAAAAGTTTTATTAATTGCTTTGGAGAGCAATGATGAAACAAATATCAAAAATGCGGTATTGAACCTAATCAAAGGATGTGTTCAATCTAGAATAAAAGTAGAAAATCTTTCAATCTTTGATCTAGAGTATATTTTCTTGAATATCAGAGCAGTTTCTGTTGGTGAAATTATTGAAATGAATGTTACTTGTCTGGATGACAATGAAACACAAGTAAAATATAATTTGAATCTTGCTGATGTAGAAGTTTTCTTTCCAGAAGGACATGATACAAAAATCATGCTTACAGAGACAACGGGCGTAATTATGAAATATCCGTCTTTTGATCGTTTTGTGGAAGGATCTTTTGTAGATTCTGAAATTGATCAAGATACTGTTACTAAAGTTATTGCCGAATCTATCGATCAAATTTTCCAAGGTGATGATGTCTATGATGAATCTACAACTACTAAGAAAGAAATGATTGAATTTGTAGAAAATTTGACAAATGCTCAACTTGAAAAAATACAAACATTTTTTGAAACCTCTCCAAGACTCCAGCATAGTTTTAAGATAAAAAATCCAAATACTGGAGTTGAATCTGATTATGAAATAAGAGGACTGCAGAATTTTTTCGGATAGCCCTATTCCATAATAGTTTGGAGGGCTATTATAAAACTAATTTTGCTTTGATGCAGCATCATAAATATAGCTTGAGTGATATTGAATATATGATGCCATTTGAGCGACAGGTATATGTCGCTTTATTGATGCAATATCTAGAACAAGTCAAACAGCAACAACAAGCGGCACAAAAGTAATGGCAGCAGGAACAGTTGACTATACTGATACTACTGGTAATAGGGATTATCTAGGTATTATTGGTAAACAGATTGGAAGGCGTTTGAAAGAAGCTTCCAATATGGCAGCGGAAGAACGCGCCTTTGCTGCGAAGAAAGCAGAACAAGGTGGAACGTCTCTAGAAGAAGCGGGGATTGGTAAAGGATATTTTTTCAAAAGAGCCCTTGGTTCAAGATTTGGTGGTGATAGAATTGCCAGAACTAGGGGCAGATTAGGAGCACAAGGTCCTGGTACAGATCCTACCAAGAACTTCAAACAAAGGTTTCGTGGAGGATTTGATTATAATGTAACCAATCAAATTAATCAGGTAACAAAAGAAGTTAGTAGTGCTGTTGTTCCAATGTCTAGCGCATTGGTAACAGGATTGCGTGGAGTAGAAGGTGGATTGAGTGATGTTGGGAATGCTGTAAATAATCTTTCTGATAGTATAGGACAACTTGCTAGATCTCAAGAAGATATGGCGAGAGAAGTGATGATGATGGGCGCATTTATGCGTGCATTTATGTCATGGATGCAAAGACAGCAGTCTCGTTCTAGTGCAAATAAAGAAGAAAAATCTATTGAAAATGCACTGAAAAAACTTAAAGGCAGTAGTGGACGTGGTGGTAATATTCGTGGATTGCTCTCTGGCGGTGGTGGCGGTGCAAGCAAAGCACAAAGTGCTATTGGCGCTGCGTCTTCTATTGCCAATCTTGCAGGAATTGCAACAAATAAAAAAACTGGGCAAGCTTTAGAGTTACTAAGTAAGTCTCCTCAAGCTGCTGCTACTGCTGTTCGTGGTGCTCAAACAGGTAGTCGTATGTTATTGAGTGCTGGTCGTACTGGCATTTCTGTAACATCAAAAAAAATTACTGATGCTGTCATGAGAAGAAGTGCTCAAAACCTTGGCGCTAAATCACTACAAGAGGGTTTTGAAAATCAAAATGCAGCTGTCAAAACAAAAAAAGCGATAGGTGGTACTAGGGCAAATCCTAGACAGATGCAATATGACATTATTCCTTTCCCAAAAGATCAACTGGGAAGAGCGATTGCGGCAGAACGAGGATTCAGGACTCCTGATGCCTGGTATGCTAAACAGTGGTACGATATGGTAAACTACAGAGGAAAATCTTCTGAAGAAGCAGTTCAAGCAATTTTGAAAGTTGATCCTTCTGCAGCTGCTTTTTTACAATCAGCGAAGGAAACAGGAAAGAGCTTGGGTGCTACAACACTTGCTGGAGCAACACCTGGAAGCACTATTAATCAAGCTGTAAGAAGTAGTGATGATGCGTTGAAAACTGCAATAGGTGCATCTGATGGTATACTGGCAAGATTATTTGGAAAAGGTATTGGTAAAAGTATAATGAAAAAAATACCAGTTCTTGCTGGTATTGCTGGTATTGTTTTTGGTATTCAGCGTGCATTGGAAGGAGACTTCTTAGGTGCTGGTCTTGAAATTACTTCTGGTATACTTGGTGCTACTGGCGTTGGCGCTGGTGCTAGTGTAGGTATTGATGCTTTCCTTATTGCTAGAGATTTGGGAATGGGAGTTCCAATGGCGGAAGGTGGTATTCCACTAGGCAGAAATGTTTCAGCAATTTTGAATGATAGACCAGATAGAGCAAAAGAAGCAGTAATGCCTCTAACTAAGGAAACCTTTTTGTCATTTGGTGAAGGTGTTCTAGATGCACAAAAACTGAGAAAGCGAGAAACAATAAAATTACATGCCGCTGGTTTATCTGAGTATTATGATAAACAGGGTGGATGGAAAACGTTTGCAGAAATTACTAAAGATGCTGGTAACTGGATAAAGAATTTTTTTGGTGGGTTAGGCATCGGCGGCGGCAAAGAAGAGGAAGACACACCAGCTGCTGGCGCTGGTGCTGATCCTACAACAACAGTAGGTGTAGGAAGAAATAAAATGGAACAACATATTTTGGAGTTCCGACAAGCAAGAAATGAAAAGTTTGGAGTTACTAGTGAAAGAAATGCCTCTAATACAACTGGTAACCTCATGATTAGAGACTTGAGAGCACAAGGATCAACTGGAAGAGATAGTACAATTAATCCGTATGCAGATGATCTTTCATATCAAGTTGATGACCATCAAGGTGATGCACATAGACATGGATATGGATTTGATATACCAGTAGCAAATGCAGATCAAGCAGCATTTGTCATAGATTTTTGGCGCAACAAGAGAGGATACAAGATACTATATGGAGATGCGGGACATAAAAATCATGTTCATGTTGAAGTTCCAAGAGCTAAAATGGAAGAATACATGAAAAAAGTGGAGGCAAAAGTAGAAAAAACTCCAGAGATGTCAAGTTTCAGAGAAGATCCTGAAGAAAATAGAATACTTCAAGAAAAAGAGAGATATAAAAAAATATCTTATGATCCTAATAAAATATTTGATAAAACATCTGAAGATTTGAAAACTGCATCTCTGATGAATTCCAAATCTTTAGAAACTTCTGGACTTGGAATGTTCTCTACACCGATCACAAATATAGTAAATAACAATTACTACGGTGGTGGACAAGAAGGAGGCGGTCAAATAGTGGATGAAGCTGCTAATCCATTTATAGCATCTGGGACAGACTTTGCTAGATTCAAGTTTGTTGCTGATCTAGGTTGAGGTAATTATAATGGAGCAAAATTCTAAACAAATAACCTTACAGAGTTGTACAGTAACATCTGCAGATGGTTCTAAAACAGAAGCTCTTGGTGGCGATAAAATAATTCTATTTACAGTATGGGAAAGTTTACTTTCTCCATTTATGACAGCATCTTTAGTTGTTAGTGATAGTGCAAATTTTATAAACAGATTTCCTCTTCAGGGTGGCGAGATAGTAAAATTAGAAATTAAATCTTCTTTTAGTGAAACACCATTCAAATATGAATTTGTACTTTGGAAAATTGCTAATAGAATATCCAAAAATAAAATACAAACGTATACTCTTGGATTGATATCAAAAGAAGCAATAGTAAATGAAAGTACTCGTATTTACAGAAGACTTGAAAATAATACAGAATCTATTGTCAATGAATTGCTAAAAAAT